TAGCCAGGATTCTTAGAAAAGATGAATATATAGGCGGTGATGTTGTTTATTGGCAACCACCTACATTTCACATGGCATGGGATGCTTTTAAATAAGCAGCTTTTCTTCAATAATTGCTACTAATTGATCATCAATTTTATTGGAACTTTGCTTTGCTAACGCTTTTAAAATATCAAGCACTAATTTTTTTATCGCTTTAGATTTAATAAAAGCAAAGAGAATTGGTCGTAGGATTGCAAGCATAGACTTAATTGCATATATTACAAGTATAACGCTAATCATTTATGGCATCTATGGAAGAGCAAGAAGAAAAGGAAGGTAATGGTCTGATTGCCAATGTGGTGCAGATGATTATTCTTTTTTGGAGTTTGGGGGTCATTTCTTGGTCATACTTTAACCCCAACCCTACTCGCCAAATTGATACCACCTTCGCCGCTGGACTCTTGAGTGCCGTAACAGCTCAGTACGGTTTAAATATTAAAAAAAGCGGCAATGGTGACAATAAGAAACTTAAGGGTAAAGTTAACATAGTTGACAACAAAGACACTAACGTAGGAATCAAATGAAAAAACTACTAGCACTACTATTATTGTTTAGTCCATCTGTAGCACTAGCGGACATCAATCACTCAATACAAAATGTTGTTTCCGTCAGCACTTTGGGCGCAAGCTCAACGAGCAATCGGGTAGGTACGACCTTT